CCACAGATTGACAGTTTCAGCCACGGGCGCGGTCTGAACGTCGGGCAGTTCGACGGCGGTGCCGTGCGGCAGCACCGCGCCCAGTTCAGCCAGTCCCGGATTTGCGGCGAGCACGGCTTCGACCACGCCCTCAGTGCGCCCGTAATACCGGACACAAATGGCGTCGAGCGTGTCGCCCTGTAGCGCAAAGGTCTTCATCAGATTTGACTCACGATGCAGCGCGGCTTGCCCTGGATGCGCGCCACCGCCCAGCGCATATCCCGCCACAGCTCATCAATGGTGCTGTCAATGCTGTCAGCCTTCTTGTCGCCTTTCGCACTGGCATCTACGCCGCGATAACGCTCATAAAGCGACGCGGTCGCCATCGCGCACACGGCGCGCTCGTAGTAAAAAACCCTGATGCTTTCACCGTCGATGTCGTCCGCCGGGACGTCAGCCAGACGCGTAAAACCGGCGGCAATTTTCTGTTCGCGGTACTCGTACAGCTCCGCATTTGTCTCCGCCATGCCTGACTTGATGGCCTCACGCAGACGGGCGGGGGCGACGGTCTGCTCAAGGCGCATACGTTCCCGGACGCGCTTCGGGTCGATATCGGGAAAAAAGAACGTGTTTTTAATCACCGGCTCGTCGCCTGCCGGTTGCGGGATGACCACCGTACCCTCACCGGACACGGGAGCCTCCTTTCGCGGAATAATCAGCGTCATCATGACTACCTCTGAAAAGTCGGGCGGTGGACGCCGGTGCAGTATCAGGTGATTCACCCTCACTGACCGGCGTGCCGCCCTGGCGCGGGGCGCATTCGGTTGTTAACTGGCTTTCTTTTTCGGGCGTCCACGTTTTGCCGGTGTCGCACTCCGGGTCTTACGCGGGGCGCGGGTGGCCGCTTTTGGCTGTGGCTCCGGCTTCGGTTTCAGCTCCCGCTCCAGTCGTTCAATCTCTTTTTTGACGCCTGCCTGACAGTCGAGCTGTGTCGCACGTTGCAGGTGCGCCAGCGCACCTGCGGCATCACCACCGTCACGCAGAAACAGACCGGTGATTTTGTGCAGCTTTGCGCGCACTTCATCAGGCATGTCAGCCGTGGCGGTCAGTTCAAGGGTGTCCGTCAGCAGGCGCGTATCCACAGACTCACCGGCAGCGTGGGCACGCATGGCCGCAAGCGCCACCTCCTCGGTGAACATGTACGGCGGGGTGCGGCGGTGTTTACCCGGCATGGTCAGACCGTACTTCAGGGCATAACGGGCAATCTCCAGCGCACCGGCAATATCGCCGGTATCCAGACGCCACAGCATGACCGTCATCAGAATGTCATCCTGTGCACCTTTGCCCTGCTCCAGCACGCCGTTCACCCACGGCAACCAGAACGGCAGCAGTTCGCGCTTTTTCGCGGCCTTCAGCTCTTTTGAATAAATCGCTTTCAGTGTGCGCTGGTCTGCGGCGAGCTTAACCAGCATCTGCTCATAGACAGTTGCATGTCGCAGCGGGGCGGCTTCCCGCTGCGCGGTCATCGCTGCCGAGACCCGCATCATGTGGCGCTGTGCGGGACTCGTCATCGGTTACGCTCCCGACTCTGCGGTCGCTTTAGCCGGTGTGGAGAAATCACCGACCTTAATTTTTTCCACCAGACAACCGGCGGCGTAGTCTTCCACCACGTAATCAATGTTCATTGACTCGTAGTTCTCCACGCGGTCGAGTTTCGGGTTTTCCTCAATCACGCGGCGATGGCTGTCATCCATGTAGTAGATGGACAGGTTTTCCAGCTTCGTGATGAGCATCGCATCCGCCGGGAAGTACGGGACGCGTACCGCCGGCAGGTTACCGATGCGTTTCTGGCTGATGATGACGTCAGCGGCCAGCATTTCGCTGTTGTCCTGCTCCTTGTTGACGATGGGGAAATACTTGTCCGCCAGTAGCTGACGCCCCACAATCACCACAAGGTCAGGGTCTTCCTGATACCACGGCTCAATCAGGTTGTTGGTCGCATCCATCACCAGTGCATCGAGGCTGACATAATCACCGCCCTTACCCACGCGGATGACCTCAGAGGTCGTGTGACCTTCCTCGTCAGTAACCTTGCTCATCACGCGCGCCGGGGCTTCATTGCGGTATTTCTGCAGCCAGCCGACCGCCACATCCTGCAGCATCTGGTTACTGCTGCGGTCAGAGGTTTCGGCACGCCTCACGCCGTTAAAACCGGCCATGATGAAATCAAGGGACTGGCGTTTGATAATGGCGTTACGGACACGGAGCTGGAAATCCTGATAACGCGCCCACAGGTCAAGTGTTTTGTAGCGGATATAAAAATCGAAGTTAATCTGGTCGCATTCGTACTTGTTTGACGCCAGCTTCGAGAAGTCCTTCGGCTGACGCTCGGTGCCACCGGCGGTGTCGGTGGTGCTGGCGATGGAGCCGGTGACACCGATGCCAATTTTTTCCCCTTTCATTTCGCTGACCGGCACAATGTTGATGCGGGTCAGAAAGTCAGAGGACTCCTGCATGGTGTTCATCAGGGTCTGGGTGACCGACGGTTCAACGGTAAATTTTTTCGACACATCACCGGCGTCGATGCCGTTCAGTTCGGCAACACGGGACAGGTAGGCATTAAATTTAAAGCGGGTTTCCTGGCGCATAGTTTTTCCTGAAATTAAGGGTTAATCGTGAAGGTTTTCCCGGACTGACTGACGCCGGTCAGCAGTTCGTCATCAGGGCGTCACCGCCACCACCGGTGGCCTTGCTGCGGCGCTGCTGGGTCAGACTTTCGGTGTGGTCGAGACTGTTTTTCAGGCGGGTGAATGCCTGGCTGGTTTCATCCGCCCTGTCAGTCACCTCCTGCTTAAGTGCAGAAAAGGCGGTTTCCATCTCAGCGAGGCGCTGCTCAGTGGCGCTCAGTTTTTCCTGCACATGTTCAGCAACAGCGGTCACCGCTTCATGCACGTCATTCAGACGGGCATCATCGCTGGCCTGTTTGCGGCCAAAAATGGACTTCACCTTTTCGGTCAGGGCGGTGAACACGGTTTCAGGCAGGTCTTCAAATTCCAGCTCAACAGGCGTTGCCACTGAAATCAGGTTTTCAGGGCTTAATTTGAAGCGATTCAGGGGGTTGTGTTTTGCCGTGCGGCAGAATTCCAGGTATTCCGTGCCGAGGCTTGCCGGGTCATCGGTGACGGCCAGCCCCACCAGATAACATTTGCCGGTGTTGGCAAAGTTCGGCTGAATTTCCATTGAGGTGTAGACCTTCTGCGCGGCCTTGTTCATCGCGATAAGGTCATCGGTCGGGGTGATTTTCGCAAACAGCGCCCATTTGCCTTTCAGCGCCGAATCGTCATCAATCTTTTCGGCCTTCAGTTCGGCCACATCGCCATAACGCTTAAAAATACCGTCAGGCAGGATGCCGCGCAGATGTTCCAGGTTAATGCGGCAACCATAGACACGCGGGTCAAAGGTTTCGGCCATTTCCTGAATATCCTGCGCACTGATGACACGCCCGTCACAGGTGTCACCCTCAACGCCGATACGAAAGAATTTTGATGCTTTTTTTGCCATTGTCAGGAGTCCTGAATAGTGATTAGAGGAGTCACATGTCGGCATCAGTTTCCCGACGATGCGCATCCTCCGCCATCAGTCCCGGATGGCTTATCACTGACACAACAGCACCTTAGCGAATCGCGGGGCGCGACTCAGTAGCCTTGCCGTGTATTCATCACGGCGAGGTATTCATGACCATCACCACAGACACCACTCTTTTACACGACCCGCGTCGTCAGGCGGCGCTGCTGTACTGGCAGGGGTTTTCCGTGCCGCAGATTGCCGCCATGTTGCAGATGAAACGCCCGACGGTGCAGAGCTGGAAACAGCGCGACGGCTGGGACAGCGTTGCCCCCATCAGCCGTGTCGAAATGAGTCTGGAAGCGCGACTGACCCAGCTCATCATCAAACCGCAGAAAACCGGCGGTGACTTCAAGGAAATTGACCTGCTCGGACGCCAGATTGAACGACTGGCACGGGTCAACCGCTACAGCCAGACCGGCAACGAGGCAGACCTTAATCCGAACGTCGCTAACCGCAACAAAGGCGGGCGTCGCAAACCGAAAAAGAATTTTTTCAGTGACGAGGCCATCGAAAAGCTGGAGCAGATTTTCTTTGAGCAGTCTTTCGAATATCAGTTGCACTGGTATCGCGCCGGGCTTGAGCACCGCATCCGCGATATCCTGAAATCCCGCCAGATTGGCGCGACGTTTTATTTTTCCCGCGAGGCGCTGCTGCGCGCCCTGAAAACCGGTCATAACCAGATTTTTCTGTCGGCCAGTAAAACGCAGGCGTATGTGTTCCGTGAATACATCATCGCCTTTGCCCGTCTGGTTGACGTTGACCTGACCGGTGACCCGATTGTCCTGGGCAATAACGGCGCAAAACTGATTTTTCTCGGCACCAACTCCAACACCGCACAGAGCCATAACGGCGACCTGTACGTCGATGAGATTTTCTGGATCCCGAATTTTCAGGTACTGCGTAAGGTGGCATCAGGTATGGCCTCACAGAGCCACCTGCGCTCGACCTATTTCTCCACCCCGTCCACGCTGGCGCACGACGCCTACCCGTTCTGGTCGGGTGAACTGTTCAACCGGGGACGCGCCAGCGCCGCCGAACGCGTGGAAATCGACGTCAGTCATAACGCCCTTGCCGGAGGTCTTCTCTGTGCGGACGGCCAGTGGCGGCAGATTGTCACCATTGAGGACGCCCTGAAAGGCGGCTGCACGCTGTTCGACATTGAGCAGCTCAAACGCGAAAACAGCGCCGACGATTTTAAAAACCTGTTCATGTGTGAATTTGTTGACGACAAGGCATCGGTGTTCCCGTTCGAGGAGCTGCAACGCTGCATGGTCGACACGCTGGAAGAATGGGAAGACTATGCACCCTTTGCCGCCAATCCGTTCGGCTCACGTCCGGTATGGATTGGTTACGACCCGTCACACCGTGGCGACAGCGCCGGATGCGTGGTACTGGCACCGCCGGTGGTGGCCGGTGGCAAATTCAGAATACTTGAGCGTCACCAGTGGAAAGGCATGGACTTTGCCACCCAGGCTGAATCCATCCGCAAACTCACCGAAAAATATAACGTCGAATACATCGGTATTGATGCCACCGGCCTCGGTGTCGGCGTGTTCCAGCTCGTGCGCTCGTTCTATCCTGCCGCGCGCGATATCCGCTACACACCGGAAATGAAAACCGCAATGGTGCTCAAGGCAAAAGACGTTATCCGCCGTGGCTGTCTGGAATATGACGTCAGCGCCACCGACATCACCAGCTCGTTTATGGCTATCCGCAAGACCATGACCAGCAGCGGACGCAGCGCCACCTATGAGGCCAGCCGCAGCGAGGAAGCCAGCCACGCCGACCTCGCCTGGGCGACCATGCACGCCCTGTTAAATGAGCCACTCACCGCCGGTATCAGCACCCCACTGACATCCACCATTCTGGAGTTTTACTGATGAGCAAGAAAAAAGGGAAAACACCGCGACCTGCGGCAAAAACAATGACCGCCAGCGCCCCGAAAATGGAGGCATTCACCTTTGGTGAGCCGGTGCCGGTACTCGACCGCCGTGACATTCTGGATTACGTCGAATGCATCAGTAACGGCAGATGGTATGAGCCACCGGTCAGCTTTACCGGTCTGGCAAAAAGCCTGCGTGCTGCCGTGCATCACAGCTCACCGATTTACGTCAAACGTAATATTCTGGCCTCGACATTTATCCCGCATCCGTGGCTTTCCCAGCAGGATTTCAGCCGCTTTGTGCTGGATTTTCTGGTTTTCGGTAATGCGTTTCTGGAAAAGCGTTACAGCACCACCGGTAAGGTCATCAGACTGGAAACCTCACCGGCAAAATATACCCGCCGTGGCGTGGAGGAGGATGTTTACTGGTGGGTGCCGTCCTTCAACGAGCCGACAGCCTTCGCGCCCGGCTCCGTGTTTCACCTGCTGGAGCCGGATATCAATCAGGAGCTGTACGGCCTGCCGGAATATCTCAGCGCCCTTAACTCTGCCTGGCTGAATGAGTCGGCCACGCTGTTCCGCCGCAAGTATTACGAAAACGGCGCTCATGCCGGATACATCATGTATGTCACCGATGCCGTGCAGGATCGCAACGATATCGAAATGCTTCGCGAAAACATGGTCAAGTCGAAAGGCCGCAACAACTTTAAAAATCTGTTTCTCTATGCCCCGCAGGGGAAAGCCGACGGCATTAAAATTATCCCGCTCAGTGAAGTGGCAACGAAGGACGATTTTTTTAATATCAAAAAAGCCAGCGCCGCTGACCTGCTGGACGCGCACCGCATCCCCTTTCAGTTGATGGGCGGCAAGCCGGAGAACGTCGGGTCGCTGGGTGATATTGAGAAAGTGGCAAAGGTCTTTGTCCGCAATGAGCTTATCCCGCTACAGGACAGGATCCGCGAGATAAACGGCTGGCTCGGTCAGGAGGTCATCCGCTTTAAAGATTACAGTCTAGAATCTAATTAAGTACCCTTAGCGCCGTCTCCAGACGGCGTGATTCTATGCAATCCAGGCAAGATTAACCCCCAACACCTTCAATTACTATATGGTTTAATAGAAATTCAATCTTTAACTTCAATATATGAAGAAGAAAACCATATAGATTTTTTCCCATTTATGTATTTAGAAACAGGCGAGCCATCTTCGTTCATTGCCTCAGCACTAAATGTTACATAATACATTCCTTTTTCTTTTGTCGAAACAAGATAGTTCAAGCGTCTTTCGGCAGAGATAGGAACGGATATATCATATAAAGGTATATTTTTAGCTTTTCCTTGCGAGCTACTTTCTTCATTAAGAACAGCCAACTCCTCATAATAATTTGGATAAAAAACTTCCGTAGCGACTTGCTTTGCACCGGCCGATAAAACACGACTAACAGCAAGGGACTTGTTATTAAGCTTCACATAAATTCGCTCATTACTGTTATTCCTAATAGTCACAATAGGCTTTATATAAAACACATCATCGATTTTAACAACATTAACGTCAACATTAAAAAATGTCGATTCTGTATTTCTAATTCTATTTCTTAACTCTATAAGATCAGCTTCTGCCTTATCCCTTTGGTGCAAAACATCAAAAGTATATCCTCCCCACACAAGTGTCAAAACAGCGCACAATGACATCACGACGTTATTAAACTGATCGTGTGTTCTGTAAATATCTTTGAATTTTAAAATTAATAATAGACATGCTATGAATAGCATGCCTATTATCAGCCAGTGTTCTTTTACAAATTCAAAGTTCATAGTTAGTCACTCGCATGCCTCGCATCACCATCTTCAGGGAAATTGATCCCCTGTCCGATCTCACGGTTCGTTGGACGAGCAGAAACAAAGCCTCTATTTTGTCTTTTTAAACGCAACTCTAGAACTTGAGAAACTCTATCAAAGTTTAATCCATCCATTGCAACCTCTTTTTTCCCTTCAATATGAGATCGAAGTTCCTCACTTATACGATTATCAACCGTTGAAGCGAAGGCTACATCATGATTAAAAATGGCCCCCATAATTAACATAAACGCAATTCCGGCCTTTCTATTATTTGTTTTAAATTGTAGCCAAACATCCCCCGGAGACATCAACATTTGTTGAGCAGTCAAGGATAACTCTCCATTATTAGAAAGTCTTTCCATCTCAAACTGAACAACTTCGTTTGTATACTCGCCATCAAACTCTTCGCCAATTAATAGCGCAAGTACCTGCACTCTATCGACCAGCTCAGCCAGCTGCTTAAGAGTATGATGCCGAATGGCTTCTGCTTGCTCGACTCTTAAGCTAGTACAGAAAATATTATCCGTTATAAAGAATGACATTAACCAATGCAGTACTTCTTCTGACTTCCCGCCCAAAGAGAATACGGTCTGGTATGCAGTAAACGATTTCTGAAGAGCTAATGGAATCTCTCGTCTGCGAACTGGCTCTCCCCATGTGACTCTACGTCTTACATGAAACCCTTCATTATTACCTAAACATTCACGCTCAAAATACGCGGAAGATGCAATAACTCCAGGAACAACCATATCACCTGACAAAGTGAAAACAACATCACCGACCTGCATATCTATGAGGAAATTTTCAATTTGGGTATGAATATTTCTTGAACCAATAGTATCTAACCCATCAACCTTTTGATTAATATTTTCATGGTTAATTTCATCATTAAAGTCAATTTGATCTGGACTTAACCTATCCAAGTGAGCAGTAGCAACCATATTGCGTTCAAGGAAGTCTGCAAAATATCTATACTTAATCCCAGGTCTAACGACCCAACACTTTACATTTAAATCAACATGTTGTACTGAAATAGCTCTTTGTGATGAAGTTCCAAGCATAGCTGATCCATAATTCAAAAAATTTTACGCATTTTACATATTTTTATTTAAGACTCTAGAGAGTTAGGAATGATGAATCGCTTCAACAGATTATTTTTTGTGCAGATAGTGTGCTTAAACCAACTCATCGTAACGAAAGCACTCGCCTGAATCGTAAAGATAACATCTCATGACTCGATTCATAGGCTAATAGTATTATGTAATGGTCGTTAATGGAGCGCGCAGTGCTTTCCCCGCCTCGCCCGCCCGCTTCATGGGGCGGTTTTAATGCAGGTGCAATACCGCTTTTCAGCCAAGCCCGTCCTGGCGGCGCACGGCCAGAACTGGCAACATCTATGCATGCAAAATCATGCACCCTATGCGGGCATTGCTAACATCCGTATTGTCCAGCGTGCTATTTGCTTAACAATTTATCATTTGGTGTAGCCTCAATAACCCTAATATCCAAGTCTAAATATGCAAAAATCGCACGCGCTTTGGCACAAAATTTTTGGTCTTTACTCAAAATAGCATCACAATAAATAGCCATAGCGGTGTGGTTCGCATCACTTAAAATGCCAGGCATTTTTTCAATACGGTTAAGCCCCTTGTCAGGGTGGAAACCCAGAAAATTAAGAACAGTATGGCAACCTACAACTCCCAAATATAAAGGCCACTCTTCATAACCCTGTTTATTCAGTGGGTCAAATCCATAGAATTGATCAATTGTTATTCCCTGATAATTATCACGCAACATATCCCATATCAACTTCAAGGGATTATCCTTTATTGAAAGGTTACTTGCCCTACCGTTACCGGTGCCGATTGCCGCACGTGACGTTACCAGGCTTTGAGCATTCTGTAATTGCCCGTGAGTAACTAACTTAATGTCTTCAACTGCCTGTTCTATCTGAGATTCAATTTCGTCAGTGATGAGGTCATGTGGTGATAAGAGAGCATAAAGAAACTCTTTTAATTTATTATGTTGATGAAGAATTTCACTGTAATTATCTGCGCCAGCTAACCGTATCAAAAACTGCATTTGTGATTGTATGCATTCATCAACATGGATTTCATTGATGTTATCAAGCCACTGCTGATACATATCCTTTGGCTCACAATAATCATGAAGAAATGCACGCCCGGTAAGCCTAAATTGATTATCGAATTCGAGTTCCAACTTTCTTGCTTTAAGCTGTCTCAACACATCTAAAAATCGCATATCTCTAGCGCGTTTTATTTCATTGAAGTTTTCGTCAGAATAAACCCATATCGTGTCATCAGGCACTTCTAAGGTCATTCTATTCTTGCTTAGGTCGTCCAAAATATTGTGGTCAAGATAAATCTTCATAACACCTCAACGTGACGTTGGGAAACATTACCAATACGCGAAATTTCTGATTCTAATGATATCTTACTTTTCCCATGTCATAGCTAACGCCTCGCGGGCTCGTTGTTCATCCCGACCAGCACTGAAAGAGAGTTTCAGCATCGACGGCGTTTTCTTTGGTCAGATAGATCACCTCCCTTCGAAGCAACCATACCCCTTCACCATGCACTTATTGTTTATAAAAACAGCCGTGATTTTCAGCTCTGTTGCTATCCGTTCCTCACTGTCTTTGCGGTCTTGCTCACCCGCCCAACAAAGAAGCAGTAAGAAAAGCCACAGCCCAGCAATCTACCCAACAATAACACAGATTTTTCTCACAATTACCCCCATTCATATATACCAGTAACCCCCGGCCACTCATCAGCAACAGGATATGTGAATTTCTGCCCGTCGTATATCACAGACGCCCCGCGCGCCAGCGCCTCAAGCTCCCATCGCTGCGGCCTGATACCGTTCTGAGCAAGGTCAACGCGGATACGGGTAATTTGCATTCGTTCCGGCCGGGTCAGTCTGGCCGATGGTGCCATTTCATGCGGTTTTAACGGGCTTCCGTTTCTTTGCTGACGATTTGGTGTTCTCAGTCCGTGTTTTAATGCACCTCTGAGCGCCCTCACGACCTCCGGGTCATTCCATTCGATAACACCGTCATCAACCAGATTAAGCACTGCTGCGGCGTGTTCAGAAGGTGTGGGAGCCGGTAACGAAGTATCACCACCGGTGAGCTTTCCACAGTTATTGACAGGACTCCGAGGCGCGGCGATGCCGCTTTTTAAAGTCAAAGGCTCAACGACCGGCACTTTCGGCACAATGCGCCAGTCCGTCGTTCTGGTGATATGAATATGACGCGCGCCGAGATGCGGCGCGTAAATGCCGACCACTCTCTCGACTTCTTCCTCGTACTCGTTAACGTCATCCGACGGGCTACGGGCAACCCTGACAGTCTGACAATCGCGCGGAACATTTGCCCCACCCTGCGCGCTGATATACAACGCAAAATCACCACTGTCTGCGGCGGCGCGTGCAGCCTCGACGCGTTCGTCAAACTCATCAGCAATGCTGACGCCACGAGGCAATTTGCGTAGTTCACGGTAAGCCCCCATTGTCGGCAGACCAACCGTTTTAAATTGCGGGATGCGCCACGTTGACGCCCATGCGGTAACAGCCGCGGCAGTATCTTTAAGCGGCCTGCCGGTATCGTTATCGAGCTGACCATCCAGTGCATAGCCGTCGATATTTTTTGAGATGTATTTAGCGATATACCCCGCAGCACCACCCCGGTTAAGGTGTTTTGCCTGAAAACGGTTTCGCGCGGCTCCTCTTTCGTCGCCATCCTCTTTGAGCGCATAGCGACGCATGATTTCGATAATCTGGTTACGCTGGCGTGGATTACAAAAAAGCATCATATGCCAGTGCGGCGTTCCGTCGTGGTGTGGCTCGACGACACGCAAACCGTAGACCTGTAAATCATTATCCTTGAATGCCGTGCGCATCAGGCTCCAGATACGGCAGAGATAACGCTGCGCATCCTTTGGATTAAATGCCTCATCATTCCAGCCGTGATTAAGCTGGACGGTTTTACTTTCGCCTTTTCCGACCTGACGTGTCGGGTGATACTTTGACGGCGTGGTCAGCGTGATAAACATCCCCACATCACCCTCTGCGGCGGCGTAACGCTCAATACCGGCAATGGTGTTCATCAGCTCCATCCGGCGAATTTCAGGATTAGAAATACTGCCCATCACCTTACTGATAAGGTCGATGCGCTCGCCGGTTTCCCTGTTTTCAAGGTCACACGATTTAAGAAATTCCAGATTTGCCTGGCGGCGTGCACGCACATCACGAATGGCATGTTTACTGGCATAAGGAGAACGGTCTTTATTCACCTCCCCGACAGCAATCAGTAACGCCTCATGCCAGCGCATACGCTGGCCTTTAAGCTGATGAGTCCACCACTCATCGTTAAACAGACGGGCAATGGCAGAATATGCCTGCCTCGTGGTCATCTGTCCTTTACGGTATTTTTTCCAGTAGAGAGGGGAAATATTGAAAGCACGTGCAGCGCCAGCAACATGACCATAGAGGTGAGCCTGCGCCTCATCCGTAAACAGCGATTCTTTTTCGCCATGTGCATCCACCCAGGCATCGCTGAGTTCCTCATACATCATGAAAAGCTGCGATGAGATACAGGCGGCAAACTTTTTCAGCTCCTTGTCATTCATTCCCGGCAGGCGCGCATAGTGGTCACGCTCTGCCAGAAACAGTAACGACGCGTCGGTGTTCATTTCATGGCGCTGATTCACACGCTCAATGCGCGGCCATAAACGACGCTGAAAAGTGGATGTGAGGAAATAAAACCCGTGCACCGGGCTTTTATTGCGCCGGATGTAGTCATAGCGTGAAGTAAACAGCGAGCGCAAAAAGTAAGGCAGGCGGTTAATCGTGGATAAAACACCTTGCACCTGACGCATCTCGTCACGTGTAAGGGGTCTTTCGCGCCCGACGGCCTCGCGTGGCGCGTTCCATGCATAAGCACCGGTAAACGCCTTACCGGTGCCTGCGGCAAATGCTGACGGAGGGACAAAACGCCCGGAGGCTTTAACGGCCATGTGAGCCAAAAGCCTCTGAGCAACGCTTGCTGAGTTGCTCAACCTGCGCGTTTAAATCGGCAAAAGATTTTGCGCTTCCGGTCAGAATATCGTGATGCATCAGGCCGGAAACGAGCTGGCTTAATTTCGGGTAATAACCAACCACCGCCAGCCACTCCTGACCGGCGTTTTTACCGCTTTCCGCTCTCTTTTTCTCGTGGAGAATAAACTGGAAGCTGTCACTGGTAACCACATAACGTTCGCCAATTTCAATACGAATGCTCATGCCATTCTCCGGTAATGTTTGTTTTTTGCTTCAAAGACTGACTGACAGGAAACACAACGCGTGGCTGACGGATAAGCCGCACGACGGGCAGCAGGTATTAGCGCATCACACTCTTCGCAAACCAGCGCAGAAACACCGCAATGTTTTACCCTTGCCGCGTTAATCTGGCGCTCCAGTAATTCAGCCTGTTGTTCCTGAATAAAATCTACGTTGTCCGGCATTACCAGCTCCTTTTGTCGTTCAGCTTCTTAAATTCATCAGCGCAATAGCTGGCGATTTCTGTCGTTAATTTTGTCAGTTCATCCACGGATGAAATTTGCTTATGAAATACAGCGCGTTTAACAAGTAAATTGACCACATCAGACAGGAGATTTAATTTATCCGCATAAATGGCTATAGTTGATTCCACCATATCCCCAGTGTTTTTATCGCGTTTAATATCAGCTAGCGACAAATCACCATTTTTCATGACTGAAATCTTCAGCCAGTTATTAAGCAATATATTTTTCATTCGCTATATGCCCTCTCCGCAGAATCAATCATTTCCCGGCCATTATCGGTAATACAGAAACCTTCTCTTGATTTGGTCACAAGCCCCCATTTCCCCATTGCTATAAATGCTTTTTCCACACGACTAGGACAGGAGCGGAAGACATCGCTTGAAGGATGTAGTGGAGTCTTGTCATCTAATTTTTTAAGTAATGAAAGTTGATAATCTGTTAAGCGTTTCCTGAACCATTTTGTATTTGTCATCTCCAACTTCCCTGTTATTTATTGAGTCCTAGATTATGGAATTTGGCAGACTCCTGACTGAGCAACTCGACTATCTCCACGCGGGATAACTCCGCCTTTGTGATGTGGCGAATCATGGCATCAAGATGAGACGAAAAGCGCGTTGCTGCATCGGCCTGTGCTTCGGTTCTGGCCTGTTGCAGCATTAATGCGTATTTACCGCACTGATTTTCAGAAACTGTATGCATGACTTTCTCCAGGCAAAAAGAAGCCCCGCACGATTAAGTGCGTTAAAAACTTTGGTTAATTACTTAATGCAGATATTGCTCTGGTTTTACCGACGTCAGAATTGTCGGTGCATATTCAAACAGACTGAATAATTCACGTAATGCACGGAATAAAGCATCACGCCAGTAACATGACTCTTCATTAATTCGCCAGTATGGCTGATTAAATTCTTTTTCTGTCAGTCGTGCGTGCATAAATAAAGTACGGCGCTGACTGACAGTTAAAAAGCTAATATATGCATACTCACTTGCACCGACCTGACGGCGTTTTGAGAATGCCCCACGCAATTCATCAATTGCACAAACCAGCCGTTCACGTTCGACGTCGTTCATTTCTTCAAAACGCATCGTTGCATGACGCTGTTTTAACTGTGCATGGAAGCAAACCGTTAGCCGTTCGCGCTCCATCATCTGATTATAATAATCACATGTCTCCTGCCAGCGAGGGACGGCAAGATGCTTACCAATTATCCGGCGCATAGTTGCTGGTTGTTTTTCAACGAGATTGAGCGTCATCACTGTCATTTCCAGACCCTCCGGCTTTTCAGAAAGGTCAGAGCCTTTTTTAACGGACTCTGTTTTTTGGTGCGGATAATGATTCCCTTACGCCCCTTACCGTGGGTAATGGTGAAGTCAATCGCCCTGGGGCTTTCGTTACGCAATAACTGAGCAATACAACGAGGCTCGTTCATCCTTTCCACCTTAAGCCGCACGGCCATGTCTTGATTTGCTGTAACTAATGCGATTTTTCCAGTCATGCCATTCTGTCGGAGCTTCATCAACTAGTTGGGCTGCGTACTTGTCCCACTCACGGCGATTAATCCATAACTCAGCATGACCGCCCGGCTTTAATGGGTCCGTCATATAAAAGGCTGGTAACTTGCCTGCTTTCGCCATTTCAGCAACAGCACGAGGCGTCTTACCGATGTAAAGAGCAAATCCCTCTTTCGAGAGCAAATCCGACGGTGCGGCTGCAAGTTTGATGTCACATTTTTTACTTTTTGTGAGATCAGATACTTTTTCTCCAACATCGTTATTCATTTCTGATCCAATACTCATTTTGATATCCTCAACTTTGGTGCCATTCAACCAGAGCTATTTGAAGCCGCTCTGCGTTGTTCTGGTGTGTCGCATACAACATAAATTACGAGATACGACAATTCATGTCAAATACACAAATCACATCTCAAGCAGAGAAACTCGCACTTATTCGGGAGTCAGAAAGAATGACAAGGAAGCAAGTTGCTGAATTAACTGGAATTAACTACAACACCTATGCTGGATATGAGCAGGGAAAAGTAAAGATGTCTTTTGACGCAGGCATGAAATTTTTCAAGCCTGAAAGATTTCGCAAGTACCGTGACTGGTTCATGTTTGATGAAACTGATCCCGCTGGCGGACAAATAGCCCCGGCGCTCGCGCACATTGGGCAAGACTCAACAACCTTGCACCACTCAGACCAAAAGACTGGCTGACGATTTATTCAGCATATGTATGCAGTAAATGTACGAAAGAAAATTGCATTAATTTTCAAGTAGTAGAAGTAAACAGCGTCATCGGAGGGCTTTATGTCTATTAAAAAGCTCGATGATGGTCGTTATGAAGTGGACGTCAGACCGCAGGGTGCAGATGGAAAACGTATCAGGCGGAAATTTAAAACTAAAGGTGAAGCTCAAGCATTCGAACGTCATGTACTGGTTAACTACCACAACAAAGAGTGGCTGGAGAAGCCAGCCGACCGCCGAACTCTTACAGAGTTGTTAGGCAGATGGTGGATATATCACGGAAAATCACATGAGCGTGGAGATATTGAACGGGGGCGTTTGACGACAATAATCGCCAAATTTGCAGAAATGGGAGTGTCCAGAGCTGACCAGCTAACAAAGAAAACGATAACTGATTATCGCGTTGTAATGATGAACGATGGTCTAAAACCAGCCAGCGTAAATCGGCATCTGGCAATAATGAGCGGGATGTTCACCAAGTTAATTGACGCCGGTGAATACCATTCTCACAACCCGTTCCGTGAGGTTAAGCGATTACGTGAAGCTGTTACAGAAATGGCTTTTTTGTCCAGTGAAGAGATTACACGGCTGTTATCCATGCTCGATGGTGATGAATTAAATGCGACTCTGGTCTGCCTTTCTACTGGTGGACGCTGGAGTGAAGTGTCTAATTTAAAAGCTGAACACATCATTAACCAGATGGTTACGTTTATGAAAACTAAAAACGGAAAGCGCAGGACAATTCCCGTTTCGCAGGACCTGATTAAACGGATCAAGACCAAAAATTCAGGCAGGCTTTTTAATGCCAGTTACTACAAAGTGCGCAACGCTCTCAGGGAAGTAAAACCCGATTTACCTGACGGACAGGCAGTGCATGTTTTGAGGCATACATTTGCCACACATTTTATAATGAATGGAGGTAACATAATCACATTGCAGCGCATCCTGGGTCATTCTAACATTCAGCAAACTATGACCTACGCACACTTTGCACCGGATTTCTTACAAGATGCAGTGACTCTTAACCCGGTGTCAGGAATGTCCATAATGCGTCCATAAACCAGAGTTAACTAGAGCCAATTGAAGCGATATGAGTAATTTAACTAATTGTAATACAACAGAAAATACCGCTACGGCGGGGGCTACCAAGTCAGTTATTGGTCGCATTCACTCCTTTGAATCCTGTGGAACCGTAGACGGCCCG